ACAATGCAGTCAAAAGAATCAACAATCATCAATCACAAATTAGAATTTTTTAAAAATGGACATAAAAAAAATATACAATGAAGATTGCTTGAAAGCAATGAAGTCAATGAAAGATAATGAATTTGACTTGGCAATAGTAGATCCCCCTTATGGTATTGGTATAAGCGGACAAAAAGAAAAAAAGCAAGGTAAAAAAAGTGATAGAAAATATCATAAAGAAAAAAGCTGGGATAATGAAATACCTAACAAAGAGTATTTTAATGAATTAAAAAGAGTATCAAAAAATCAGATTATTTGGGGGGGAAATTATTTTGTAGAACATTTAAACAAAGGAACTAAAGGATGGTTGGTCTGGTTCAAGGGTCAGATAGGCTTAACAATGTCAGATTGTGAGTTAGCATATAGTAGTTTTAACAAACCTACAAGAGTAGTAAATATAAATAGAGTTGATTTATTAAAACAAAATACTATACATCCAACAGAGAAACCTATTAGACTATATCAATGGATTTTGATGAACTATGCAAAAGAAGGTGACAAGATTCTTGACACACATCTTGGTTCAGGTTCAATTGCAATTGCTTGTCACAATCTTGGATTTGACTTGACAGGGTATGAACTTGACAAGGAATACTTTGACAATGCAGTCAAAAGAATCAACAATCATCAATCACAAATTAGAATTTTTTAAAAATGGATAAAACAAAACAAGTTTGGTTTCTATATAAAAACCACAAACAACAATTGACACTTGATTGTGTTGATATTATTTCCAAGGCATTCCTGGAACTTGGTGTCAGAAATGTCACTGCAGAAGATTTTGTGACACTTGCAAATATCTTGGTTGAAGATTTGGCATCCACACCAAAGTTTGCAAAGTTCTATGTTGAAGATGTCAAAGGTGCATTTCACCATGGTGTCAGAAACAATGATGACTTCACACTTTCTGTGAAAGTTTGGTTCAAATGGATGCATCAGTTTGAACCTAAATCAAAGGCAAAGAAAGAAAAACTTGAACAAGCAAAATCACAACAATTGGAATGGGTAGAAAGAACAAAATTGATTGGTGAACATGTCAAAAAATTGAAATCATGATTGAAGGATTTGAAAAATACACACATGAATTGACTGATGTTGAACTTCACAAAGTTCTTCCAATAGTCATCAAAGGATTGTCAAACAAAATTGGAAAACACAATGCAGTGTCAAACAAATTCATTTGTGACACATTGAATGCAAAACAGATGTTTGGAAAATACAAATTGACATCACCAAGAATCAGAAAAATCATCAATCACATCAGAATGACAGGTTCTGTTCTGCACCTTTGCAGTTGTCAAAAAGGATATTTTGTTGCAAAAACCAAAGATGAATTTTTTGAATATCTTGACGGACTTGGTCAAAGGATTGATTCACAACAACAAGTGCATGATGCACTGATTTTTCAATTGAAAAGGTTTTGAATTATAGGTGCATTGGATAGGTGATAGGAAGTTCACCATTGTTCAAAACAACACCACATGCAATGATTGACCTTTTTGTGAAGTTCTTTGCATACGCAAGTGCATATTGATTGGAATCAGTCACACCACAACCAACCTGCATTGCAAAATGTCTTGATGTCTTTGTGCAGTGCCATGAAACAGAACATTCTGTGTGAATATGACCTTGCACAACTGATTTTCCCCAATTCACAACCCTATTGTGACAACCTCTTGCACCTGATGAACCTGTTCCATGTGTGTAGATGACACCATCTTGTTCATAGGAATCAACAAATTTCCATGTTGGAACTTCAAGAACTTCTGAAAGACCTTTCAACCATTTCTGTGAAATACCCATTTGAACTGCTTTTCTTGAAATTATTGCATCATGATTTCCAATTGTCACAATGCATTCTTTGTTTCCAAGTTTTAGGAATGCATCATGCCATGGTTTCAATTGGTCAATTGCTCTGTCAAGTTCTTCACCTGCAGCATATCCATCAGGATGTGTTTCATGAAAACTTGAATAATGCGAATCGATGCAGTCACCAATCAGAATGACTTGATTGCAATTGTTCTTTTCATAGACATCAAGACAGTGTTGAAGATAGGATTCACCATCATCACACTGACCTTTGATGAAAGGTGCATGTAAATCACCCACAATCAACACATTTCTTTGTTCTTTTCTTGAATCCATCACAAGTTGGTGTTCATGTGGTTTCAATCGCATTCTGATTGTGTTTCTGTTTTCTTCTGACATTACTTCTTTATTTTTTGAATTGTTCTCCCAACAAAATATGCACCATATATTGACATCAACAAAATTTCATAAACAGGAATGAAATCAGGATTGATTTGAAATTGTCCAAGATTGCCATCAAACACAGAAATGATGACAAATGCCACAGTCATGAAAATCAGTGTTGCAGGTCTGATGTTCTTTGACAACTTATTGTCTGACTGCATGTCTGATTTCCATCTGTCTGTGACCTGAATCTGTGCATTCTTTTCTGCATCATTCAAGATTCTTTGCAATTCGTTTTTGACAATTTGCAGTTCTTCTTTGTTGGTGATTGTAGTGTCCAGGATTCCTTCTGCTTGTTTGAATAATCCACTAAATAGGTTTGTTAGTATGTCCATAAAACTTCAGATGATTTTTTGTTTGTTGAAATGTCGCAATGTATGAATGAATCACTGACACCAATTCTTGTGATTCCAACTGACAAAAGTGATTGAATGATTTTGAACCTTTTGTGTGAATCAGTGCAAATGATGTCACATGCTTTTCCTTCAAGATGTGCAGAATTTGTACTTGCTTTGTACCCTTTTGCAATCAATTCTTGGTTGTGTTTTTTAGTTCTGAAACCACTGGAAATGTTCCAAGCAAAATCACAAAGTGACCTTGCAGAATCAAGAAGTTCAATGAACCTTTTGTCCATGTTTTTTTGTCCTGATCCAACTTTTGAAGGACAATCAAATTCAGAATATTTGAAAAACTTGAATGGTGAATCTGACATCTTTTTCTTTTTATTTGATTTTATTTGTTTTATTCAAAATCATTTCTGACACACTTTTCCTTTGTTTTAAGGCATTTTGTGTGTTGTGGCATATCAGTACATCAAAAAGATGAGAAATGGCAACACAACAATTTCACCTGATAAGAAACCAAGACAAAGTTGATGATTAAAAAAAATCAATTTATCCTTGCACTTATTAAAAAAAATGTGCATTGACAAAATCATTTCTTGTTTTTAAAGTGATACATTTTTTGGATTGTGTATGCAATTGACAAAAGCAAAACAATCACTTTCAAAATGTTTTCAATGTCTGCAAATGTCACAGTCATCAATGTCATGGAATTGAATCCAAGCACTTCAACAACATCTTTCATCACTTCTTTTTTGTCCATGTCTTTGATTCTTTTTTCTTCAAAAATGTCTTCAATGCAGATTCATTTTTGTTTTTTATTTTATATTTTGAAAGTGTTTTCTTTTCCATCTACTTCAAATTTGATGGAAGAAAATCATCCAAGGTGATGTTGTTGATTCTTCTTTTTGGTTGCAGTTCCAAATTCATTCCATTGAAATAGTTGTGTCTTGATGGACTGACATCTTCATTTGTGTTCTGTGAATATTGTGGAAACAGGTTGTTGTTGTGGCACAAATAGTCAATCAATCTTTCTGTGTACCATTGTGCAGTGTTTTGGATTTCATCACGCAAGAATTTCAAATCATCCAATGATGCAGGTTGTCCTGTTTCACTTGATTTTCGCATGATGTCCTTGTTCTTGAATTTGAAACCAAGAAAAATGATTGATTCGTACAATGTCCACTGAACAAGTGCAGGTTGAATGTAAGTGTTCACAAGCTTTTCAAAGTTTTCATTTCCTGCATCATCAAGTGTTCCTGCAGAAATTAGACTTTGAAGATGGTCATCCAATTTTGAACCAAGTGCAGTCAAGATATATTTGTCCTGTGCAATCTTGATGTTTGGAATCAACAATTCTGTGTCAACATTTTGGTTGATTGTGGTTGATTCTTTCAACCTGTTTTCTGATATGTAAAGAACTTGTGTTGCCATGTTTATTTTTTTCCTTGGTTTGGCATGTCAATCGGTCTTGTCTGTGCAATCTTGTCATCAAGAATAACACCTGCAGATTTCAATGCTTTGTTTGTACTATTTTTATAATATTTGATAAGTGTTTTTGGCAAAAGTTCACCTGCAGGAACATTGATTTTGTTTCCATTTTCATCAATCACATTGAATCCAAGATTTGCATCTTTTGGAACTCGTCTTCGCATGAAAACAACCCTTGACCAACTGTGGTGACAATAAACACCACCTTTCCACAAAAATATGTCATAAGTGTCTGAACCACCTGCACCAAATCCTTTGTTCAATGGCTTTGATGATAGTGTGTCAATGTCTTCTTTTCTATACACATACCCTTTTGACTTGGAATTGTCAACCATCTTTTTGCAAAACTTTCTGGAATTTGATTTCAATCCTCCTTTGTATCTGTACAAAACACGAAACATGAAAGAATCACCAAATGGTGTTGGTTTTCTTTTGTCACCTTTTGGAATGAATGGAATGGATGCAAGTTCAACATTTGACATGTTTTCATCTTCACCTTCTGCATCAAAAACTTCTGATTCATGGATTTCTTCCCATTCATCAACATTCACAACTTGTGCAACTTCATCAAGTCTTTCAAGAAGTTCATCTGCAATGTCATCATTCATGTCATATTGTTGACAGGAACAATCATCACAAGATCCATCTTTTTTTTTGCAATCTTCATCCAATTTCACAAGTGAATCATCCCATTTTTCAAGTGACAATTCTGTGTTTTCTTGTTCAACTGTTTCATCTTCTTTTGGCAATGGTTCAAATCCAAGTTCTGCACGAATTTCATCTACTGTCAACACCTCTTTCAAGACATCTGTTCCAAATCTTGAATTGATTGGTTTAACTTGTTCCACAGACAACTTCACATTCAAATGGTTGGTTGACATCACTGTGTCCACAAAACTCATCAGAACCATCTGAAAAGGTTCAACAACTGTGTTCATGTACAATTCAAATGATTCTTGCAATTCATTCCTTCCACCAAGTTGACCTTCAGTTTTTACACCAAGAAGTTGTGGTGATGTCACCCTGTGTGAAATGAAAAGGTTCTGAATTGTCAATTCATTCAACACAACAAATTGTTTGTCTGCATCACTTTGTTGAATTGGTGTGATGTCAGGTTTTTTGGATGCATCATCTGAAAATGTCAAGACCATTGAACCTGCATTCTGAACACCTGTGAATTTTTGCTTGATAGAATTTTCAATCTGAAATCTTTCTTCCTGTGTTGGAATTCCATTGTTGAAATTCACCCACATTGAAGGTGCAAATCCATTTGCAATGTTGTTCATGTGAAATTCTGCAGTCAATTTGTCTGTCACAATCCATGGAACTGCAGCCCTGTAGTCAGGTGCAGAATAAATTTCTTGTCCTGCAGTATAGATTCCACCATAAAACAACTGTGAAGATTCTGTTCTGTCATTATTGTTGAATGCTGCAACAGGTCTTGGTTCAAATTCTGCTTTTCTATATTGTGACCAATCTGCAGAAATCCACCATGTGTCAACCTTTCCATGTTTATTCACTTTTCCTGCTCGACAATGTTCAACAGGTACATGATACAATTCAGCAATTCTTGTTTTGTCCTTTGACCAAATCACATTGACTGCAAATGAACCTTGCAATTTTATGTCATGTGAAAGCTTTGACCAGACATCATGAAGTGATTCATCATTCCTGTTCACCTTATTCATGAAATTCCTTGCTTTTGACAAGGTTTCTGCAGTTTGAATTTCAGTGTTTTCAATAACGAATCCACGACCTGCAATCATTTGTGCAGTTGCATTCACAATTGCTGAATGTGTTGAACTATTGTTGTAAATTTCAATCAAAAATTGTGGATATTGATTTTTCAAATCACTTGTTCCATATTCAATCCAATCACCTTGACTTGTTTCAGACACTTTTGGTGATGTCATTTCACTGAATTGGACATTCATCAAAGGAATGTTGTTCTTTGTTGTTTTATCTGAAACAACTTTTGTCTTTTTCTTTGCCATTTTATGAATTTATGTGAATGAAATTGTCCACAGTGTTTGTGTGTTCTATTGTTGTTAGTTCATCAGTGTCAAGAACAGTCAATTTTCCTTGTTCCAATAATGCAACAACACTTGAATCATTGACATCAAGATTTGTTGAACTGTTTTGTTGATATATTTTGTATGTATAAAAACCTGCAGGTGATATTTTCACAGTTCCTGTGATTGTTTCAGTTGAATCACCACCTTCAATGATTTCAATTGAATCTGTTCTTTCACCAAACACCACCAATGGTGTGTTGTTATAGAAAATAGTCTTTGCAACTGTGTGTTGTTGGTCACTTTCAAAGACACACAAAAGGTTCTTATATGCATTTGACTTCAATTTTTCACTGATAGTCAAAACAATTGTACTTCTTTTTGGTGTTTCAACACCTTGTGAATCAACACTTCTTCTTGTGATGAAAATCATTTCTTGGATTTCTTTTTTGTTGTTGGTTTTTCTTCAACAAATTCTTCAAAATACTTTCCAAAACCCATTTCACCAAGTGTTTTCATGTCATCTTGTGTCAATTCAGGTGTGTTTTTATATACACCATCAATGAAAAAAGTCAATCCAACAAATTCCTTTTTAGTCTGCAACATGTCTTTGTTTTCTTTTAAATATAAAAATGGATCTTTTGTTCATTTTTGTCAAGTTTAACCAAAAAAAAAGATGCATTTCTGCACCTTTTCTTGAAATATATTGATAAAACTATGCAGTAATAGTAATATTTGCAGGTGTTGTCAATCCTTGGAATGGACTGTTGTCCTGTGTCAAATATCTTGCAGGAATTCTTTCAAATGCAGTGAATGTCATGTCATATCCATTGGCATCACCTTTGGCAACTCCTGTTGCAATAGTTCCTGCAGTTAATTCTGCAAGGTTTTCTTCACCTAATAAGAACAGATTGTCATTTGAATCAAAGACGAAAATGTACAACCTTGATTGTGCAAGAAGTTTGATTTGTTTTCTGTCTGCTGCAGATAGTTTGTGAAGTTTGATGTTGACTGATTGTTCAAAAAACACAGTTCCATTTTCAGAACTTGATTGAATTGTTTCAGTCATTGAACCTGTGTTCACAGGTAGGTCATATTGAAAAACAGTTGTTGCTGCAATGTCAGTGATGATTTCTGTTGATGCATCAATTGACAATGCACCAAGTTCTTGTGCAAAAAAGATTTTCTTGATTCCACCAACTGCATCTTTACAATCCAATGCCCTTCCTGATGATAATGCTGTGCAAATTGCCATGTGTTTGGTTTTATTTTGTTAATATATAAAGGAACAGGACACAATGCCCTGTTCCATTTTTTGAATTATGCTGAAGTTCCGTAATAAACTACTTGTGAACCATCTGCAACTTGTCCACCTGCACTGAATTTTGCCACAAATCTTACGTTTGAAGAACCGTCAATTTGATTCATCGGAAGAATTGTTAGTTGTGTCATGTCAGAAAATAAGTCAGTTCCAAAGAAAACATTTGATTCTCTTGCAGCAACCATTCTGTTGTCTGCTAATCCAGGTGCATGTACTAAATTGATACCTTCAAAGTTTAAAGGTGCAGCACCAACATGGTATTGGTTTAAATATCCAAGATTTGCCATTTTTTCAATGTACAAACGCATGATTTTTGTTGAAATGTAGATGTTCAAATCTGCACTTCCATAAACTGCATCAGGAATTGCATTTTTCACTTTGTTCAATTCAGTCAATACATTTGTAATTGTCAC